TATAGGTACTTATTTAATTGTCAGAAAACTGACTCATCCATTTATCCCAAACTAAATGCCATTTTTTTCTCCATGCAGTTATAAAATCCTCTATTGATATTCCATCCATAGCAAGTTCTTGCAGTAATTTTTTAATCATTGGTCTATTCAATGGGTCAGAAGTATCCATATTTAATTGTCTTTTTTATTTACTTCTACTATCTTCCTTCTTTCTGAACCAATCTCTTGACCTGAAACATTTATTATCCCAATCATTCAATTTACACCAAAACCTAAAACGCCTACAATCAAACCACCATCTACCGAGCGCCGTTTTGCTTACAAAACAAGCTATATGTTTGTAATGTCGACCTACAAGAAGAACATTATCTTGCATTTTCTGCCATACAGGTTTCTGCCTGATTTCAAGCCATGATAATGCAGCTTTCTCATTTTTAGTTAATAATCGATTCAACGTAAAAAGCTTTTTGGTTCTACAAATCATTTAAGTTATTTATCCTGTCAATTATTTCATTGATTTTGTTATTCATATCTAATCGCCATCCATATGTAGAGTCTGCGTCTTTATGTACACGAAGTTTTTCAATCACAGTTCCTTCTTTAATTACATTCGGGTCATTCGGCGGATGATACTGCTGTATCAAGTTGAATATCTGTTTCTGGTCGTAACGTATCACGGCTAAGTTAAAAGCAGTCTGCGTCTCAGGCGTATCGCCGTAAGTATCTTTCCAGTCCTGTCGAGTTGGGATTAAATAGCCACTTAAAGGCTTAACGTCGGGTAACCTTTGTTCTTCACTACAGCCACAAAGCCAAAATGATAACAAAGCTAATATCACTACTATTGCTATGATTTCAATTGCTTTCATTTTTCATATTCCTTTCTTAAAGGTTTAATTATTCCGCTTTGCTTAATGTTATAGTTTACATTACTATGACCGCAAGCGAGATTAAAACAAAATTGCAAATTTTCATCAGGCATTGCCCGTTTCAGCAATTGACCAGCTTTCACAATAAGCTCTTCCTGTTCTTTTGTTAATATCATAATTCCTTCTTCTTTACACTTATAACGGGCAGTCCTTCGGTGTTATACTTGACTCGCCACGTTAAGGCTCGCCAGTCACAGTCATATCTATCCATCGCTATCGTCATCGTAATGAGCAAATGCTGTTTAAGGTCATATGGCATACCCTTAATCTTAGTTTCGTCAAGCTCGATATCAGGGTCAATTTTTACATCTAATACTTTAGCCATTAGACAACCCTTTAATTTTGCGAATAATGTTTACTTGTTTCTTATGTTGACGTTCTGCCTCTATCATATTTCGCTCTAATGGTGTCATACTCTGGATATTGACAACGCCTAAGTTATTGACCGTAAATTTCAAGTCTTCCACATTGCATTTATAGTCCTTAGCAACCTGTTCCAGCATACCTCTAAGTTCATTCTTGAAGTCTTCTGCAAATTCTTCAGCCTGAGACATATCAGTATATATCTTATGTTTTACTATAGCTACCATTATTTCTTCCTTTTGAATCTTGCTGATTTCCTTAACTGTTTTCGAGCAGATTTGTTTTTCTTTCTTTCAGTTTTTGTGTGTACTGGCATTATTTCTCCTCTCCATTCGTCTCTGTTCAATTAAAAGCAATGCCTCTAAGTTGTCTTTTAGGTCTTCATCACTAACATAATAAAGTTCAATATCATCAGCAAAGCAACTGCCTATTATTGTCAACAAACTCTCTTCTGGTGTAATTTTCCATATCTGTCTCAATAACTCCAAAATTTTTCTTTGCATTATTTTTTCCTTTTCTTTTTAAGGTTGACTATTTGTTAATTGTTTTTGTTTTTCCTGTGCAATTTGTAATCGTACCTGTTCTTTAATTAACGCTACTACAGGGCCAGATTCGTTCTTATTTATCTCGCTAATAGTTTTAGCCTGATTCAAAGGAACTTCACTTCGTTTGACTTGAGCATCTGCAATATTCTCTTGAGCCTGCGAAATCTGCACCGCTGTTAATCCCTGGGTCAATTGTTCAGTTACCTGCTGTGCGCGTATCTGCTGCTGCTGTAACTGCTTCCTCTGCTCGGCAGCGGCTTTAATCGCCTGTAAAGTCGGAACCTTAAACTGCATCGGAGCAGATTTGACTAACATTTCAGGCGTGATAATACCGGCAAACTCCTCTGGGAACTCTTTCTTCAAGGTCTTTAATTCCTGATAATATAGATTCTGCTGGCTATCTGTCAGTAACCCTTCCGTAGGTGCGCAATCGAAACGGGTTAAGTTGTCATCGTAAAAACCTGGGACAGGTTCCTCGTTAAGTATCTCCGTAACCCTTCGTGGGTCATAGTTTAATTGTACTAATTGAACCTGCTTTCGACCGAAATCAGCCTTTGACGTATTAAGATTATCGAAAAGCCATCCCTGACCGGTGAGTGCCTGACCGGTACGAAATTTAGCTAATACACCGGAGACTTCTATGTTCTTATCGTCTATACCGAATATGTCCTGATTGAGACCACCTGACTCAGTCTGGTCTTTGTCTATTAAAGCTAACATAGTAAATACAGATTGAGGAACATCAGACGCCGGCATCTGTCTGAATATCTCAGCCAAAAGTACATCATCGGGCGTATTCTCGTCAACTTGAAGATTTATACCCTGACCACTCTTATAAGCATCTTTAGGGTTCATTAAGTATTTACTTCGGGTTATCCGCACACCCTGAAGCTGACTTTCTATAATGTCCATCGCCTGATTGATTTTGCGATTGTACATTCTCTGCGGGTCTCTCTGACCACGAACGTAAGACTGTAACTTGAGTTCTGTTCGTGGGCATTCAGGACACCACATACCGTGAAACCAGGTATAATTGTAGTCTCTCATCTTCGTAGGGTTGTCACCTTCCCACAAAAACTCGTCGTCTATGAATATCGTCAGTCTGATTTTGTCCTTAATATCACGGAACTTTATTAGTATATTAATACCGTTAGGTGCTCGAAATTCGGCTATAATCCTGTCCGCTAACTGCTTATCACCATTAGCGCTGACCTTAGTAAATTCCTCGAAAGTTACCTTCTTACCGGTAAATCTGTGCTGAACTACATCTACCTCCTCGGTAGTGCGATGCCACCACTGCTCGAACATCCTCTTACCGGCCTTATTCATCTGTTCAGGAGCGCCTTGGAAAGGCCAGTGGCTCGTATGGGTCAAAGGTTGTATTTTTTCTATCTCATCGGCTCTCGTAGGGACTAACATCTTGGCCTTATCTTCTGAAATCCACTGACCGGTTATAATGTCCTGACAGTCACTTAAATCGTCTTTAGTAAGACCGTGGTCGAGTAAGAATTGGTTCCAGCCTAAACGTCCGTATTGGATTAAGCCGTTACGGTCACGCCACGACTCTACGAGGTTAGAACCCTGCGCTAAAATACCCCACCTAAACGCATCGCTCATTATCTTATAGCCACCATGACGAGCCATTAAGCTCATTATGACACCCGTATGCTGGTCGCAGGCACGGTCTTCGGAAGGGTCGAAATTGCCTTGAGGAGAAATCTTTAAGATATGTCTGTTCCGTACCTCGTATCCGTGTAAGAGATTTATCTGACGGCCTATCTTGTCGATAGTGTGCAGTAATCTGCCTTGATGGTCGGCTCGCTGCATTTCATCCCATGAATGCTGGGCTTTTAAGGCAAAGTCATTGTCGAGGCAAGCCTGCTCGTTAAATGGCTTCCATGCAGTATCGTTTACTTCATAGACGTCGTGAAATTCAGATTTTGTAGATACATCATTCGGCATTATTTTCCTTCTCAATGTTAGTAATTTTCATACCACAACCTATTCCTCCGTAAACAGCAGAAGTATTAGAATGACAATCATTTTCAATGTCCATACACATCTGGGCGATAGGGTCTATTTTACCTTCTGTTAGTGGCTCAGTCGTTTTAAGTATTTCAAATTTCCGCACTTATCCTGTCCTCGAATATTCTTTCGACCACTTATTAATCTGACTGAGAGAAACAGAGCCGGCACTACTTAATATGCCGGATTTTAATGCCTGACACATCTCTTTTAAGGAGTCACACGGATGTGAAGCCCAATCATGTAAAGGAACCTGGCGGTAAATACGATTCTCTTCATCGTATTCCCTTCGATAATGGTCGATGGCCTCGATACCATCCTTACACTTATCTTCGTCTATATAAAATGAGGGGATGGTATCGGCGGTAACATTAATTCCAACATCTTTAGATACTATGCGAGGATTTACGTAAACACTATATTCCAAGTCCCTCAAAGCCTTCGCATAACTCTCACCAGAGACTTTGCTCCTGGCCTTACCATCGTGCGGGAGGATGACCTTCCCGTAATTATAACCCTTTCCATCGAGAATCGTGGCGTAATGTTTTACAAATTTACCCGTATTCTCGTAATAGTCAAGGTAAAGTCTCTTCCGGTCCTTTAATTGAAAGAACCATATAGC